CATTTCACATATGGTAGGGGAGGGTGATTGTCCACCCTCCCCTATCCCCTAGATGGTGATCGTCTGACCCTTCGCCAGATTGTAGATCGCCATCTGGCGATTCTCCCTCCCGAGTCTGAGTGCATCCCGCTTCGTGCGGACGATTGTCGTAGGATCCAGATGGATGGTATCGCCATCCACCCACGCTCCCAGATGCCGAGTCCCGAACCGATACCAGATGAGGAACAATGCCTGACGGATTGTCGTCTCCGTCGCCGTGATCGGGAGCCTGATCGCCGTCTCCGTCGTGGCTCCCACGGCGTACCCCCGCTTCGGGGTGATCGGGGTGAGGGTGCGACTCTTGATCGTCGCTCCGCCATCCCGCAGGATTCTATCGCGTAGATTCATCTCCTGATCCTCCTACTAGTGGAGAGGTTTTCTCTCCTACCCTCTAGCCGAGATCGTTTCACATATCATAAAAAATATGCGGAGCCACAATCATTTCACATATAACACAATAAAAAAAGGCAGGGAGGTACGCTGACCCCCCTGCCTTCTCTCTTTAGATTCTGCCTTCTCGTCGTGCCTTGTCGTATAGTGCCGCCCTACTTTCTAGAAAATCCTGCCGATCCCGATATTGCTCAATCTTCTGGATGATAAGGATCAGAACCAAGACCGCCAGTGCTCCTGATGCTGCTCCGCTGATAAAGACCTCAAACATCTCCGAGTCCTCCTACTAGTGGAATGCTTTTGCACTCCTACCCTCTAGCCGAGATCATTTCACATATCCGCGTGATGGTTTACCCTGAAAGCAAGCCACTAGAAGAAGCATATGTGAAACAATCTCAGATTCATAATCATTACACATATAAATATAATCATTTCACATATAAGATTATGTGCGGTGCCAGAATCATTACACATATAAAAAGCAAAAAAAAAGCGGGGAGACTGGCCCGTGCCAATCTCCCCGCGTGGTGCGTCCGTCCGTCAGGCTCTGTACTCTGCCTGTGCTGCCTCTGCCATGTCTGCAAGCATCTCCAGAATGTCTACGCCGCATGATGAGCACCACGGACTGTACATGGTGGCGATCAGTGCGCTCTCGGTGATCGGTGCCATGCTCATATCCCAGTCCTGTAGGATCCAGAATGGATCCCCGCACGGTCGGCATACGGTGCGTCCCTGATCGTAGGGATCCTCCGTGTACCTCTTTGACCATGCGACAATCTCTGCACCCTGTGCTGTGTGCGTTGGTGCTGCGTGTGCTGCCATTGTTTGTTTCTCCCCTGAGGATCAGTCTGCCTCATCAGTCGCAGGAGACAATCCCTGCGAGACGGAGCGGAGCGGGATGCCATCCCCGCTCCGTCCGTTTCGGCTAGTCTCGGCTAGAGTGTGCACCGCCCTCGGTGCGCGCCTTCGCACGATTCACCGCTACCCGCACTGCGTTGGCGGTGGTGCGGATCCCTCGTGCGCGCAGGTTCGCAGCGACCTTCGCAGCGTACCCGTAGTGAGCACCGCCCACCGCTTCCAGTTCGGCGAGGATCGCAGCATCATTCGCTGCGCCTCGTGCACCGTTAGCAGCACCGCGTGCTGCCAGTTCTGCACCGTGCGCTGCCACGGTGTGCGAGTGGCGCACCGCGACCACCGCTGCGACCAGTGCAGCGCGCTCCGCATCTGCACCGCGCACCTCGTGCGCCTTGTCTGCGATCTGATCGGCCAGTACGGATCCCAGATCCTTCCTCTCGCCATTCTTGCCGTTCACCGCTTGCGAGAAGTAGGCGAAGCGCACCGCTGCGCCATCCCCTGACCGCTCCTCACGGTTCGCATTGTATGCAGCGCGCACCGCTGCAGCGACCGTAGCAGCGGGATCCGTTGCGAGAATCATGAGCGCATCCTGCGCCATATCCTCACGATCGGCATACCCTCGCAGGTTTCCAGTATGGAGCGCAGCGACCGCCGCTGCGACCTGGCGGATAATCTCCGCCGTGATTCTATTGTGAGTCATCTTCATGACTCCTTTCTCCCCTACTAAGGCAGCGGGGTGCTGCGCCAGATCGGAGATCCGACCTGACCCCTAAAGGGTACCATGCCTGCAAGGGGGGGAGTATATGCCAAATAGAACAAGAAATGAGCACGAAATAGAACAAAAAAACGGCATACCCCCCCCTAGTATGCGCTCCACAGGCGAGGTGTGGGCACCCATTTAGTACCTAGAGGAAATATATACAGAATCTGAAATATTATATAAGTAAGAACTTATGTTGTAGACGCAAAGACACCTAATCTAACCCAGGCCGACCGTGGGGAAACTCTACGGAACTCTGTCTGGAACTCTGCTCCTACCCCTCCTCCTCTAAGAAAATAACCCAGGCTAACCTGGTATATGTTATAAAATATAAGTGGTACTATTATATGAGACCAAAATACCCTCAAAAAGCGCGTATAGAGTGAAGGGTAAATTTCTTACCAGTAAGATAATCTAACCCAGTTAACCCAGCTAATGAGTATATGGGAGTATATCTATGAGACATCCAGATTGGTTTTCCAGTCTACCATTTAAGGTGGTATGCGGGAAGGGCATGACAAAGGATTATCTCAAGCGATATAAGCCAGCTCTACTTATCATGGCGAGGGCGGTCACAGACCACAAAATTTTTTTGCGCCAGGTCAGCCTGCATTACCACGCTGACCAGATGTGCCGCGACGCGGGGTTCGCCGAGGACTGGGTACACAAGCTCACCCTCTGCTCCGCCGACATTGACACGGCGCTCCACGAACTAGCCCACGTCGCCACCCGCTCGGAACACTCCAAGCGGTGGGCGAAGTACCTGTTCCGACTGCATAAGCAGTATATGTCACCGATTCAGTGCCGACGCTGGGACTTGCGGGTTGCCCGTGACTATCCAGTAGCCGTGCGCTACTATAAGCGGCGATACAAGCGGGACCCAAGCCCGCTTCGCAAGCGACCAAGAAAAGAGACACCAGATGTCTGATGAGACGATCGTTTCCAAGACCCAGGGTCAGATCCGCCGTGGACGACCTTCTGGGGCTCGAAATAAGCCAAAGCTTGATACCCAGCAGCTCAACGAGCTCAAGGACAAGGTTGGCAGGTTCCTCCCACAGGCAGACTGGAACTACCTCGCAGGCGTGCTCGAGGGTACGGATAAGCCAGTTCTTGAGAAAGACCTGGACATCTTCCTTACCCTCCAGCTTAAAGCCCTCTTGCCACAACTGGCGCAAGAGATTGAGGGTGGACAGCTGACGAAGGAGGCGACACAGCGCTCGAGCACTATCAAAGAACTTCTCGCGTTGCGATTCCAGATGGAGAAGCACGAGAAGGGCGAAGATACGCCGAATGCCGTGACGTTTATACAAAATGTCTTTGAATCACGAGGAATCGACCAAGCTCGGCTCGCAACTCTCGCAGGAGGATTTGGCGGGTCTATTGAAGGTGTCGCCCGCCCTCTACCTGGAACTTCTCACGAAGACCAAGGGGGAGCCGACGAAGCTAGAGCCGTATCAGATCAACTTCCTGAACGATCGGAGTAAGTTCCGTCTTGTCGCTAAGTCGCGTCAGATTGGATTCTCCTACATCATTTCAGGAGAGGGTCTTCACCGCGTTGCTACCTCGACTGGCAAGAAGGTTAACTACGTTTCCATCAACCAGAAGGAAGCGTCGGACAAGATCAACTATGCCAAACAATTCTACTACTCAATCCCTGATAAGTCTGGCTTCAAGTCTGCCGTCTACACGTCTGCAGAGTTTGAGTTCAGCCTTCACGATCACCCGAATACTTCATACATGATCAGCCAGCCCGCTTCTGCAGCGGTCCGTGGCGGCGAGAAAGATGTCTACTTCGATGAGTTCGCATTTGTGCGAGACGCTCGAAAGCTCTACGACGCTGCCATACCTGCGACTACTCGAGGCGATGGTCGGCTGACCGTTGTATCTACACCTCTCGGACAAAGCGGTCTCTTCTTTGAGATGGCGAACGATCGGTCTCGCTACCCAGAATACTCAGTGCACATTGTGCCCTGGTGGGAATGCTCTATCATGACCATCGATCCAGCCGAGAGCACGGCGCTTGCGCCAGACTTCGATACCGACCAGCGCGTAAAGCGGTGGGGTACGGATTCGATTAAGTCTATTTACAATAACATGGGTCTCGACGCGTTCCAACAGGAGTACGAGTGCTCCTTCGCGGATGAGTCGGTCAACTTTTACCCATGGGGTTTGATTGTTAACTGTGTAGATGACGAACTAAACCAGAAAGACTACGACCCTAATCTCAGTTACGTTATCGGAATTGACATTGCGAAGAAGATCGATAAGACTGTAGTCACTGTGGCTACAATCGACGATGACACTGGCAACATCACTATCCACAAGACATTTGAGACACAGGATGACTATAGCAAACAAGTTGAGTTTTTCAACAAACTTATTGCAGACATTAAGCCTAACCGAGTTACCATTGACGCTACTGGCGTTGGTGGTGTTATTGCGGAACAGCTAGTTTCTAAGCATGGTGGCATCGTTGAGGCTGTAACCTTTACGAACTCCAACAAAGAACGATGGGCAACAACTTTCAAAGGCGATATGCAAATGGGCAAGGTTCGATTCCCTCGAAAACGTGAGCTCCTCGCGGAGATCCACGCCATCGAGCGCAAGAAGACCGAGGCTGGTAACTACCAGTTCAAAGCTCGCTCCGATGGGCACGACGACTATTTCTGGTCAGCGATGCTCGCAATTTACGGCATGGGTCGCAAAGCTCCTGCCATCAACTTTGCATGGTGACGGGCTGCTCTCCGAGCATTGCAAGGGCGCAGGGTAACGGTTGAGACGCGTGGTCTCCCCCCGTTCACCAACACATATAGACAGAAGGTGCAGGATGCCGAATTCGGTGAAGTGCGCGCACTGCGGCTCACTCTTCGGTATCGAAGGTGAAGACGGAGTACTGCGCATCAAGTTTAAGGATCTCTATCGAGAGATTGAAGGTCGAGTCAGCGGTCCATGTCGCAAATGCGCAATGACCGTTGTCTGGCCCAATGAGGATGTAATCCTTGTTGCAAAGAAGACCAAGGAGGAAAGCCGTGGCTAACATCGAGCGAATCCCCGTAGTCCGTTCCCAGACTCCACCTCGGATCGAGGGGAATCAAAACCGCGAGACACCATTTAAGTCTCACTCAACTTACACGCGAATGTACAAGCAGCACCCTATTGTCCGTGCTGTTATTGACAAGATTTCGCGCACTGCCGTTTCGACTGGTTATCAGTTGTCCCCTGTTGATTCAAAGGACGAATTGAATGAGTCAAACGCGCAAAAGATAGACCTGACGTTTCGTCGGTCAAAGATTATTTCTTTGCTCCGCCAGACCTACCAAGATCTTCTGATCTACGGTGATGCGTTCTGGTATATTCTCCCAGCGCGTGATGGCGTTCCGTTCCGATTCTATCGTATCGCGCCACAGCAGGTAAACCTTGTCATCGATACTGAGACCCGTGAGGTGATGAGCTACATCACCCGTGATCCAAAGAATGGACGCGAGACTCAGTACGAGCCAGATGAGTTCCTGCACTTCAAGATCGCCGACCCAGACAACGACTTCTACGGGCTAAGCCCGCTTGAGTCGCTTGGCTCAACCGTCGCGCAAGATCTTTTCGCGCAAACCTACAACGAATCATTCTTTGCTAACTCAGCCCAGACAGGCATTGTCTTCAACATGAAGAATGCCTCGAAGGAAGAGGTTGAGCGCAACCGAGAGTTCCTTAAGAAGGAATACACTTCGGCTGCGAACGCACACAAGCCGCTCCTTTTGGAGGGCGATGTGGAAGTCAGCAAGTCCGTTTCCTCACCTGCAGAGATGCAGTTTATCGAGGGTCGACGGCAGTTGACGATGGAGATCCTTGCGGTCTTCGACCTACCATACACCAAGCTCGGCGGAACCTCTGAAAGCGCAAACCGCTCACAGAGTGCTGAGAACGACAAGACCTATCGAACGGAGACAATCTCTCCCTTGCAAGGTATTGTTGAAGAAGTCATTAATGAAAACTTGATCATGACAACCTTTGGTATTGATGACGTGATGTTTGAACATCGTGAAGTTGATACTCGAGACGAAGCGACCCAGATGAAGTTGTATATTGATGCACTAACTCATGGAATCTACGACTTGAACTACATTCGTAATCAGCTAGGATTGGCTGCAATTCCGAACGGGAGCGAGCCGTTTATTCAAACCTCGACTGGTATCTTGCCAGTATCTCAACTCCTTGGCGGAGCTCCGCAGCCAAATACGCCAGCTCCAGCAGAACCTGTTGGAGAAACGACTGACGATGTAGCGGAGGAAACTGATGTCTGAGATCGAACGAGCAGAGTCATACAGTCCTCCAGAGGGCGTTCGGGCAGCTGCAAAGCGTGCACTGAAGTGGATCGAAGAAGGCAAAGCTGGAAGCGGCTTTACTGACGTAGGTCGAAAACGCGCAGCAGATCTTGCTCGTGGAGCAGAGATCTCTGTTGCAACACTTGGACGAATGAAATCGTTCTTTGCTCGACACGAAGTTGACAAGAAAGCTACAGGCTTTAGTTCAGGAGAAGAGGGATACCCCTCTCCTGGTCGAGTTGCTTGGGACGCTTGGGGCGGAGACGCTGGTCAATCGTGGGCTAATAGCATCGTTAAAGACGAAAGGTCCCAAGACGATGAGGAAGAGCGTGCAATGGCAGGAGAAGTAAAAGAAGGCGATTTTGTCAGTTGGTATTCACCATCTGGTCTCGCTAGTGGTAGGGTAGAACATGTAATGCTTGACGGCATTTATGGTCTTCCAGACTCAAACTTTGCACTCCCAGCAAGTCCAGAAAACCCAGCACTGGCAATTAGGATTTATCAGCCAGCTGGTGAGGGATGGATTGAAACTGAAATGAGCATCGGCAAGAAAATGTCTGATGTCACAAAGATCAATCCTCTTATGAGCATGCGCTCTGAGGAGCCACAAATGACAACTAACAACTGGAAAATCACTATCCCAGTCGATCGTGCCGAAGAGCAGGATGGCGGACTGTTCCTCTATGGACAGGCATCAGGTCCCGAGCGAGATTCTCATGGGACTGAGATGGACCCCACTGCGATTCAAGACTTCGCGGATCAGATTGTATCTCGCACAAACGATGGTGATCCACTACCTTACCTAGACCATCACATGAAAGATGGTGTCCTCCGCGAACTTGGAGAAGTTGTGGATGGCTCTGTTTCTAGCGACTACAGGTTGAACATCAAAGTTCGCCTACACCCAGATAACCCCGCAGCGGCGTATTTGCATAGCCGAATTAAGCGTGGTAAGAAGTATGGGATGTCGATTGCTGGAGATGGTGTCCAGTACCGCATGGTTGATGACCCCTCCTCTGGAGAAAAGGTTATCCGATTCCTCAAGATTAAGTTGAAGGAAATTAGTAACACGACGCGCCCCTCGTGGGTACCGTCGTTCGGCACTGTGCTCGCTCGCTCCATCGAGGGCGAGGAGATTGGAGAAAATATGGCAGAAGAGCTCGTTAAGAGCGACGCAACCGAAGTGGTTGAGAACGTCGCCGCAAATGAGTCTGTGGAACCCGTTGCCGCTCAGGTGACCGAGCAGACCGAAGCCCCCGTTGTTGAAGCACCCGTTGCTGACGCTGCACCTGCAGCTGAAGCAGCTCCCGTCGTGGAGGCTGCGCCTGTAGAGGCTGCTGCTCCCGCTGAGGAGAACGGTGAAGTCGAGCGTGCACGCATCGCCAAGCGCGATGCTGAGAAGCTTGTCGAAGCATTCAACGCGTTGAAGGGGCAACTCGAAACGCTCGGGGTATTTGAGCCCGACGCACCACAGGCTGCAGCGGAAGCACCAGTCGCTAAGACTGAAGATGCTCCTGCAGATGAGAACGTGGACTTTAATGGGGTTTCGGTTCGCCGCGACCTCGCTGAGGCTATTACCGCCTTTGTCACCTCTAAGGTTGACGAGAGCACGGCAGTCCTCCGTGAGACAGTCGAGAAGCAGGCTGAATACATCAAGAAGCTCGAAGAGCTTCCTGCTGGCAAGTTGCCTGCTGCCGTTGTCCGCGAAAAGTTTGAGACTGGACTTCCAGACCTCGGCTCAATGAGCAATGAGGATAAGTTGAAGTACGCTCTCGGTAATATCTACAAGTAATAATAATTAAGGAGACTTTCAATGGCTGACATTGAGCGAGCTCTTAGCACGTCCGTCGCATCTACTGGTGCATACCTCCTCCCAGAGGTAGTCGATCCAGTAATTCGCGATTACGTTGCCAAGGCTACACCTGTTCTTAGCGTTGTAACGCGTGTAAACTGGCCTACACAGACCTATTACATCCGCAAGCGAAGCGGGCTTCCTACGGCTGCATTCAGCACCGATGGTGGTTCACTTCCAAGCGCTTCAAGCTCGACCTACGCTAAGGTCGCAAAGACCGTCAAGTACCTGTACACCCGTGGTGAAGTCACTGGTCCGCTTATCGCGGCTGCTGGTGGAGTTGTCAACGCGCTACAGGAAGAGATTCGCGTCCACTCGGGCGTGATTGCTGAGCGACTCGCCACGGCGATCTGCGTCGGCGACGGCACCGAAGATACCAATGCTGGTATCATCGGCATCAAGCATCAGATCAACACTTCGACCCCTGGCGATGAGGGTGGTACGACGGACGCTTCGGCTGCCGCTCTCACCCTTGCCATGTTGGACAAGGCTCTTGACGACACGAAGGGCGAGGCTGACGTTATTATGACGAGCCGCGCAGTTCGCCGCAAGATCAGTGCCCTTCTTCAGGGTCAGCAGCGCTTCCTCGACCGAGTTGAGGTTGGCGCTGGCTTCCGCGTTCTTTCGTACGACGGCGTGCCGATCGTTACGGACGACCACTACGAGGAGAACGAGATTCTCGTCTTCCGACGTGCTGACGCGAAGCTTATCGTGAACCAGGACTTCACGATGGAGATGCTTGCTAAGACCAAGGACGCTGAAGACTTCTACATCAAGGGGTACTTCGGCTTCGCTCTTGAGGGTCGCCCTGTGCGCCTCAAGAACTTCACGATCTAATTTTTTAGCGTGAACTAGGTGCTGCTAGGGGGGTGGAGAAATCCATCCCCCTACCACACCACACAGAAGGAGGCACATGATGCCAAAGGCTAAGAAAGCTAGTATTGAGTTTATTACAGAAGATCTCGACAAAAGTCCAGCACAGGACCGAGAAGGTTTCATCAAGATGCTTTCACCAGAAAACTGGGAAAAAGTCAATTGCCTTGAAACGTTCTATGACGGAGAGGTCGAAGTAGTAGATGGGGTCGCCTACATTCCAGCTGAGAATACCCATTGGGTTAATCGGATGCGAATGAATGGGTATGAAGTAGCATGAAGATCCTAATGCTCGGTGATTCACCGTTTCTTAAAACTGGTTTCGGAATCGTCAACTCAGTCGCTGTAGAGCACTTGAAGTCTGTCGGTCATCAGTTGGTGGTCATTGGAGGTCAGGACACGCAGAAGCGTGATCTTGGCAAAGGACATCACTACTATCCAATCGAGTCAATGCAAAAAGACGCGATCGGATGGAAGAACGTATCGATCACGCTGAAGAAGCATAAGATCGATGCGGTACACATCATCGCAGATCCAGCAACAGTAGTCATGTGGCTACTACGCCGAGATCTGATTAAGTACCCGATTACGGTTTACATGCCGATTGAGGGTGCTCCAATGAACTACAACTGGGTTCAGGTGCTACAGCAGACACCGAACTTGAAAATCATTACATGCTCGCAGTATGGCGTAGATGAACTCAAGCGCAATGGACTTGAGTCAACGATGGCATACCATGGAGTATCTGATGACTTCTACCAGTACGAGCCAGAACACCGACGCTTCCTTCGGGAGTCCGTTGGTTGGGACGACAAGTTTGTAGTTATGAATGTTGCTCAAAATGTTGAGCGTAAGCAGTGGCCTCGGCTATTCGAGGCGATTAAGATTGTAGCTTATAAGCACCCGCAAGTGGTGCTCTACGCGCACACCGTGCCGTTTGATAACTACCATCTTGGTGGACACGATCTCCCTCAGCTTGCTCACCAACTTGACATTGTGGATAACGTGCTCTTCTCTGGAAAGCACGCAAAGCACAATGACGCAGTTGCACTTACTTCCCATAACTATCCTGGTCTTGTTGATCTCTACAACATGGCTGACTGCTTTGTCCTGCCTTCGCAGGTCGAGGGCTTTGGTCTACCACTTGTTGAGGCAATGGCTTGTGGTCTTCCAGTTGCTCATACAAACTACGGCGCAGGCGCTGAAGTTTTGGGTGATGCTGGGGCTCTAATTGAGCCACACGACTGGGTAGTCAATAAGAGTCATAGTCGATATGCAAATCTCAGCCCAGAGTCAATCGCGGCGGAGATTGAGAAGATGTTCCTTAGCCCGTCGCTGCGAGAGCAGATGCGTGAGAAGGGACTGATCCGTGCAAAGCAGTTCTCATGGGACGGCTACCGCACATCACTATGGAGGGCATTCAATGGCGAAGTTAAGACCCTTTCTAAAAACAACCAATAGGCGAAGACTTACTCGTAAGTTTGCCATTAATAAAAAGTTTTCTATTTCACCAAGACGAAGAATTGCATTCAAGCGACGAAGACTGCGTTTAATAACCATAGCACGACTTGCTGCTGCAAAGATGATTCCTGCTTCGTTTCGTAACAAGAAAAAGAGAAAAGTAACCTAAGGAGGCACAATGGCGAGGAAGTACATCACCGCGACAGAGTTCAAAGATAAGCCTTTGGGCATTGCGCTTCGCCAGTACTCCAACGATCAGCTAGATTCCTTGATTGAAATCGCAACTGAACAGGTTGAAACGTTTTGCGAACGAATATTTGAACAGGCAACGTACACAGAAAGCTTTGTTGGGGATGGGTCTTCAACTTATTTGACGCTTCAATACCCGTTGATTTCAATTACTTCAATCTCTGAAACAACAATTGCAACTACTCCAGTTACAACAACAACTACTCCCAGTACTCTGGTGCGGACAAGCGAAACAGACAAGTTTGGCAAGGTTCTTTTGGGACCTGCCAGCGAATCAACGTTGTTTTCTCCGACTTCAAAGTACACTATCGTGTATACCGCTGGGTATGCTACTCTTCCACCTGCCATTAAGCATGCGACTGCGCTTTTTATGAGCGAGCTGGTCAAGCCCGATTACGGTGGAGCACAAGACAGCACCCCAGAGATTATTCCGATGACCAGCCAACAGATTGCTGACTTGCTTAGCATCTACCGCCGTCGAAGGATTGGTGTTTGATGGCTTATGTCCGTGGTCAAAACGTACCAGCATTTGGTATATCTCTTTCGCCTACATTCGTAAGCAAAAGGATGCAAAGGTTTTTTGGAACAACTATTGAAAGAGAAGCTATAAAGTACAATAAAGGTCAGCATATGAAGAACTTTGAGGATCACCTTAAAGTTTGGAGTTCAGATGCATTTCAGATGTTGACAGTACATACTGGGCTAAAGATTCAAGATTCTCTTGAACGAAGTATTGACCCAACTTCAAGGAAGAAGTTTAAGCCACTTGCAAGAAAAACAATTGCTGCAAGAATGGTTAAGGGTAAAAATATTATGGGTCCTACTCACCCACTCATCGATAGCGGAAAACTTTATGCAGTAGCTGGTGGAGCTAGATCTAGGAACAGGGGCGGAAACTCATCTAGCGGATCTATCGCTAAAGATGGAGTAAGACTACAGACTCGGGTAAATTATCGACTTGGCGAAACTCAAATAGCTGGTTCTTTTTACTGGCAGTTAAGCGGTCCGAAAGTACGACATCTTTACGGGTTTAGTCAAGTCTTTGAAAATGTCCGACTGCGCGGTCCAAAGTCTGGAAGAATGCGTAAGTATGAAGCCCAAGTTCCAGCGCGACCTTATGTTCCTAAATTTACTAATAGTTATTTCCAAAGGTTTAAGTCGCAACTAAACAAAGCTTTTAAACAGAATATGATTGCTTCAGAAAACTCTTCTACAGCGATTGTGAAAAGCTACGGGTATGTAGAAAAGTTCAAGTAATAGGAGCTGCCCGTGGAAGAAATTATTGACCGTCTTATTCAAGAGATCAAAACATTGACGAGCTTGACTCGCGCCGACGGTGGTCTCGCAGATGTCCTAGAAGTAAAGTCAGTCTATTTTGGAGATCCTGGTATCATTCCACAAAGCCTTATGCCTTGTGTCATGGTTGAGCCAATTGCTGAGTCCCCAAATGGAGAGACAACCTCTTATGACAAGAGGTTCATGGAGATCAACATTCTTTTGATGATTGATGCTCGAGACTACTTTGAAGTGGACGCTGAAGAGGCAATGGGAGATCGTAAACTGGTCCAGTCCGCCGCACTAATCTCCCGATATTTTAGGTCTCAGGACAAGCGACAGCTTGGCGGACTAGTCAATGACATCATGGTGAATGATACCACCTATGATATCCAAGATCGTGGTAACGCGATCGTCAAAACAGCAAGGGTCAACCTTCAAATCATGAAGGCGTTTACCCGCTAAGGAGAAAATACATGGCTAACAACATTGGCGTTGGCGCTCTAGGGTATATCGCCTACGGCAAGGAAACAACCGAGGGTACGTTCGTTACCGCAGGTAAGTTCCTCGCTGCCAACAACTTTAACTTCGACGACACAAACGAATACCTCAGCCCGATGACGATTCGCGGTACTAAGGATATGACTCTTGCTATGCCTGCTCCGTTCAACGTGACGGGTACGCTTGAGATGCCTCTTGTGCCAGACGACATCGAGTTGCTTCTTAAGTCTGCGTTCTCGGCTTCTACGGTTACAACCGCTGGAGCATCGAGCAGCTATTCACACGTCTTTACCCCTGGCGCTATCTCTCCAACGTTTACGTTTGAGGGTTACACGGGTGGTAGCGACGGTCTCACCACGGACGGCTTGATTCGCCAGTACGGTGGTGTTCGCGTGAACACGCTTGAGCTGCGCGCATCCTTCGGTGAAATCGTAACGGCTTCATTCGGTCTCGACGGTTCAACCCGACAGACCAAGCCGCTTGTCGGTGGAAACCTGGATCCGCTTAGCCCAGTCTACGCCAGCACGTCACTGCAGCCTTTCCACTTCAATGGTGCAAAGGTTCAGTTTGACGGCACTGACAAGGCAACTGTGAAGGATCTTACCTTCTCAATCAACAACAATGTTGAGCACATCGGTACGCTTCGACAGACTCGTAACTTCAGTCGTGTTGCCTCGGGCGCACGCGAAATTACGATGTCGATGTCCATGGACTTCCAGGACACAAGCGACTATCAGGCTCTCCTCGACGAGGACGAGTTTGGCGTGACTCTCGTATTCCGTGGCTCACTTGTTGGCGGCTCGGTATACAACCAACTTACTGTTGACCTTCCACGCGTAAAGTTCCGCCGAGTCGGTGTGCCGATCTCTGCTGGCGACTTTATTACCCAGGATGTTGAGTGCACGGTTCTTAAGCCGAATGCATCAGACATTGCTACGGTGACGCTGGTGAACGGCAAGAGCGCTGCTCTCGCTGGTCTTTGATCTAATATAGCATAAGAAAGAGGAGTTAAGACTTCCATGACTGAAAATACTTCAAAGTTCCTTCGTCCTGTTGATAAGACGTTGACGAAGCGATACGAACACGACTCTGGCGATTGGATTGAACTTCGCCAGAATCTCTCAAAGCGTGAGGTTAACGCAATCCTTCGCGTCATGCCAACTGATGTTGCTGACAGCACGAAGGAAAAGAGCGGGGCTGAAATGGTAGACGTTCTTACGTCTGTCGCAGAAACCCTGTTCACAAACCTCGTTGTCGGCTGGTCAGTCGACGACTCTCCCAAGGTAGAGACCTACCTTTCCCTTCCAAGTGATGCTGCTAACTGGGTTGATAAGATCCTGTTTGAGCACTTCAACGGTCAGTCACTAAGTGGTGACGAAGCGGGAAAGCAGTAGACCTCGCTAAGGCGGCGGCGGAAGGGTACACAAGAGGAAATATTTTCCAAAAGTATCCACGTTTAGCTGAGGCGTACGCCCTATTTGATCAATGCCGAGTACGGCAACTAGTAGTTCATGAAGTACCCAAGCCTGGAGGCAAACAAACAGAGATTCGAATGGTCTATGTACCAGTCGGATACTCTTTCTTGCCATACCAGGGAGGACTGCTCGATCAGCCTTCTTATATTGTTGATGCCTTTTCCCAGTTTATGCACGGGGAACGTATAGCATCCAATAAATCGCTGACGAAGTAGCCACTAGATGCCCACACAGGCTCCCCCTGTGTGGGCATCTTTTTATTTCTCTGGAGGTGAAATGGCAGATCTAAAATTTAATGCACGGGTAGATGCAGATTTAAGTCCTCTTGCTCAGGCAGCATCTAATATGGCTGGGATCTTCGCAAAATTTGCGCCAAAAGATCTTAAGAAGCAGTATGAAGAACTTGGTCAATTTATCGGTAAAGCTCTTGATCCACAAAAGGGTCTAAAGAACGTACCAATTTCTGGTCGAGTAAAGATTGGATCTGAAATTGCCAAGGGGATGGGCGAGGCGGAAAAAACCGTCAACAGTCTTGCAAGAAGCCTTGGTGGTAAACTCGGCAAAGAGTTCGAGTCTGTTAATACTACTGCAAACAAGGTCAAGCGAACTACAAAAGACCTTGAGGCTAAAGCCCTTGAAAGAACGCTGCGGAATTCTGCTAAAGAAGTTCCAAAGATTAGCACCGCGCTCTTCAAGGTTAACGGAGCATGGCGACAAATTTCTGCTGACGCAGAAGGATATCGCAAGAAGCTTAAAGATCAGGCTATTCAGGTAGGAGAAATCCGCCAAAGAGTCTCAGATCTGCGCAAGGAATACGATCTTCGTGTTCCTCTTGCTACTAATGCAGCTGGCGTTAAAAAGCTTGGTGAAACCCAAGCACGTCTTAAGCGAGCAGAAGCCGAGCTCACTAAAGTTGTTACCAAGTATAGTGCTGAACAGAAAGCTCAAGAGAGCGAACGCAACCGTATCCTTGGAACAATTAATAATACACTTAGTACTGGTCTTTCTACCCTTAAACTAACAAAGGCAGAAGAGGCTAAGCTAACAACAAGCGAGAAACTTCGTCTTGTTACGCAGAAACAAATTACTGAAGAGCAGAAGCGTCAGACGCAAATTGCAACTGAACAAGCTCGGATTGACCAAGCTCGTAGGCAAGCATATGCCCTAACGATCGCTGGCGGTCAGCTCAAGAACTACGGCGACCAGCTGCAAGTTCTTGGTAGAGAATCATCTCAGGCATTCGGAGACGTTGAGTTCCAGGTCCTTCGCGCCGCAGCTGCAACAAGCGGCACTAGGGACATGGTCGTTGAAATGACCGAAGAGTCAAAGCGACTCGCTGAGCAAATGGGTTATTTCAAGTCCGAAGAAATTGCCAAGGGCATGTACTTCTTCGCATCAACAACTGGTTCTGCGGTCAATAGCGTTGAAGAGCTTAGCATAATGATGGGCCAACTTACGCCTATTATGCAAGCTGCGGCTATTACACAAAGCGACATGGAAACAACGATTAAGGGTGTCTACGGAATCCTTAATCAGTTTAGTCGACCCATGGAAGATGCAGCATCAGTAACTGAGATGCTCTACTATGCAGCACAAAAGACTGCAGCAGAGCTTCCAGATTTCGTTGAATCTTTGAAGATGCTTGGTCCTGTGGCAGCACAGGCTGGGGTAAGCTTCGAAGATACCCTAAAAGCGCTTGCAATTCTTGCAGACAACGGAATTCGTGGAACAATGGCTGGACGTGCTGTTCGCCAAATGTTCCTTCAGCTAAACGATCCAGCAGCAAGGGCAACCAAAGCGCTGGACAAAGCAGTAAAATCACAACTTGGTTTAAACAAGAGCTTTAAACAGCTCGTGTTCCCAAAGGGCGAATTTATTGGTATGGCTGGTTACATTCGCACACTTGCGAAAGTAACTGCAAATATGAACGACGAGCAAAAGGGTAACATCATTGGTGTTATCGCAACTGCTGCAGAAGTTCCAGCACTTACAAAGCTTATTGAAGCTGAAACCGAAGCAATGAAGCGTGGTACAAGTGCCATTAGTGATAACACTAAGGGCGTTGGAGACGCAACAAGAGCTCGTGAACTATTTGCACAATCAGTAGATCTTGTTTCTCAGTCTACAAAGGCTGCTCTCGGCAGGATCGATAACGCAATTCAAAATATTAAAGCAACGCTTGGTGAGGCACTAGCCCCAGCAATTGAAAATCTATCATTCCGACTAGCAGATATTGCTAAGAGGTTTGACGAATTTGCAAAAGCAAACCCAGAATTGCTTAAAACTCTAGCAACACTTACTGTACTTGCAGGAGTTCTGATGACAGCTGGAGGAGCAATCCTCGGTCTTGTCGGAGCTATCTTGCTTGTTGTACGAGTAGCATTTTCAGAGATTAGGCTGCTTGTTGGTGGACTTTCTAAGATTGGTCCAGCAGCAGCTGGTGCAGCTACAGCAGCAGAAGGAATGACAGCTGTTGCAGGTGGTGCAATAAGCGCACTTCGCGCAATTAATCCTTTTACTGCTACATTCCAATTCCTTAGTAAACTTGTTACAGGACTAGGGAATAAGATTAAAGCTCCGTTTGTCGCACTAAGCGGAGGAGCAAAAGCCTCTACTGGCATTATGGCTGGTTTGGGCAAGACGTTAAGTGGCTTCCTTGGTGGAATTACCAAGTTCGCACGGTTTATTTCTATTACATGGCAAGCATTCCTAACGATTGCTGCTGGTATTTTTGTCGGGTTCTTCCAGGCAATTAGTGGCGGCAAGAAAGAGACTGACGCACTCTCAGGCGCGGTAAGTGTCCTTGGAGAAGTGTTCAAGTTTGTTAGCGGTGTCCTTGATGTCCTTACAGCTGGCTTTGGCTTGCTGTTTGAGGCTGCGCGATTTGTAGGAATTCAGCTGGGAAAGATCTTTGGACCAGATGGTCCTCTTGGATTCCTTCCAGGTCTTATCGGAACAGTGTTTGGTGGAATTGGCGATCTCCTTGGTGGAATCGGTAATGCAATCAATACTGTTACAGCTGAGTTTAAGAAACTAAACGACGACTCTCTTGACCCTAATAAGGAAAAACTTAAAGAGATCGAACTACAGATTGCTTCTTTGACGGAGCAGTCTTCCAGGTTCTACGGGGCTGCAGCAGAAGATAATGCTGCTAGGATTAAGCAACTCGAGAATGAAAAGAAGTATCTTGAAGATCTAATCAGCTCTACGTCTAGAACTGCTTTGGAACAAGAGAAGAGAATCTCTCAAGCTAAAGAGATTCAAACGCAGATTGATGTCCTTACCGCGTCGATTAAGAGTCTTCGTGGTGAAGAAAAGAAAGCTGCAGAAGCTAGGATTACCGCTCTTAACCTTGAGCGCGGTAAGTTGCTTGCAATCGTTGAAGCAACTCGCTTGGCGAACGCAGAGCGAACGTATTTCCTGGGAGGAAACCAGGACATCGTTGCAGCCAGAGAACGAGCAAACCAAAATCTGCTCGGTGGTGGCGGCGGCGGTGGCGGTGGCGGTGGCGGTGGAGGCGGTGGTGAGCAAAAGACAGCACGAGAGAAAGCTCTTGAGCTGGCTCAGCAAGCTGCAAGTCTTGCCGAAGCACTCTACAAGATCGAAGGAATTAACCTTAAGGAACTGATTAGGAAGACCATGGGCAAAGTGGCGGAAGCCATGAAGCTTGCGATCAAGCTAACTGCTCCTTACGCTAAGGCGTTTAAGACAGCCACTCTCGAGAAGGTAGGAAATTTTGCTGGTGCTGTAGGAAGCATTGCTTCCGCAGTTGGTGGCATGGTTGATGCAGCTGAAAAGCTTGCTACCTACAAATCTCCAAGCGCGGCTAACCTGAAAAAGATTATCTCAGATATGTCTGTCGCAATGAAGTACATGATTGCCGAGGCGAAGAAGTTCGCTGGCAGTCAGGTGATTGCGGTTGAGGCATATTCTACTGGCGCTCAAGCAGTTGTTGGATCTATTGCAGCTGCTGTTGATGCATTTAACTCGATGGCAACTGGTGTCTACCAACCGCCTGAGCGTGTGCTTAGGCAAGTTGCTGAAGACATTAGCAAAGCAGTGCAAGCTTTCGTAAGCAAGCTTAGCTCCGCGCCGACACAGCCAATGCTAGACAAAGCAAAGGCATTCGCTGAGGCAGCAAACGCTGTTCTTGGCACTATCGGTAGTGCTATCAGCTCGTTTAAAGATCTACGAAACTACGTCAAGCCGCTTGCAAGTGATCTTCAGGCGGTTGTAAACACCATTGAAACTGCTGTTCGACAGATGCTTGTTTCGATGGGTAGGTTCTCGCTGAACAAAGATCAATGGGAAGTTGTCAACACGTTCGCAAATGTAGCTAAGGCGATTGCCGATGCAGTCGGCGGAACTTATGATGCGTTCGTAAAGCAGATGGACTTCGTTGATCAGTTCAGGGAAGAAATTGATTACGATAAAGTCTTTGGATGGATCGAAGACGGTATTCGCAAGATGGCGGATATCGCTTCTTCTATGCCAGTTGGAATGATTGCAATGGCAAGAGATGCCGCAGACGCTGCTAAGGCTATCGCCGAAGCGCTTGAAGCATTCTTTAACCTAGCAGTCAACACTGGTGGAGACCCAGCATTACTTGCTGACTCACTCCAGGGAGCCGTAAATTCAGTACTATCAATTATTGAAGCGTTTGCAACGACAAGTCAAATTGTCGGAGCACACTTTGTTGATAGTCTCATTGTGGGAATGCAGTCCCGTGAGTCTGCACTCGCAGCTGAGGCTAATCGGTTGACTCAGATTATGAGTGGGGCTGGAACGTCGATTACTCGGCAGAACAACAACACCATGACAATCAACCATGTGGTCACTGACCCGAACGGTGTTCTTAAGAATGCCTCGGCTCAGGAAGTTGCAAGCCTGTTGAGCGGGGATGTGTTTATTAACAACCTTGTTCACAGTATCAAAACGCAGTAATATATGGGGGAGGGGCTTTGGCTCCTCCCCCTAATGGGGGTAGAAATGCCAGGTCCTTATAGTTGCTCAGAAGACGCAACCGCGATTAATAATCCAAATGGGTCTGGTTATTCTTCAGACTGGAATGCCAATGGCGTAATGTCTCCTATTGGGGTCAACACTGATGGAACAATCCTTTTTCGAGCGCGAATGCAATTTACTGCATTTTCAACTACTGGAATTCAAAGCATTACAAATGCTAAGCTAAAGCTTTATTACTACCATAGTGGAACGTCTTCAAATAACGCTGGGAACTCTGGTACTAGCACAAATCGTATCGTCCAAGTATACTTGGCAAACAGTACAAACAGTATTGTTGACACTGGTGGTGGAACTCCATTCCCAGCTTCTGGTTGGACAAGCAAAAGCGGATACAACTGGGAAACACAATTTGCCAATGGAACATACTATTCTGGAATTTCTGCTACAAAGACAATCAGCGGCGTAACGGCAAATCAAACGCTTGTAGAAGTTGACGTTACAAACCTTATGCAGTACGTTATTAGCAATCCAGGATTTACTTTCCGAGGATTTTTGCTGAAGCTTGACGCTGAGGGATCAAGCAATACAAATTCTTTTGTTCAATTCTATTCTAGGAACTCTTCATTCTCTCCAGTTCTTGAAACGACAGAAGTAACGAATACTGCTCCAGATGCTCCGATCAACCTTTCTCCAACTGGTGGTGCGGTAGTCACATCTAAGGTCCTTAGCGGAACGCTAAGTGATCCAGATGCCAGCGACTCCCTCTCGGCAGTGCAGGTTCAGATTGCTAGCGATTCTGGGTTTACATCAATTATTTACGACTCTGGTGTAGTTGCAGATAGTGGAACAACGTTCTCAATTACACATACTGCGTCATTGACGTATAACACCACATACTATTGGCGAGCACGAACTCAGGATGCTGCTGGCTCTTGGGGTCCGTACTCTGCTGGGGATACGTTCAAGCAAAATACAAAGCCCAACACGCCAAGCGGTTTAACCCCAACTGGCGGATCGGTTATCCCAACGCTGACTCCAACATTTAGCGGTCAAGCATCAGACCCAGACGTAGGAGATTCAATCTCCACTGCAAGAATTCAAGTATACCGCAGTAGCGATAACACGCCAATGTGGGATAGCGGAGATTTTGCATCTGGTGTTGCTTCATTTACTAAGCAGTACGGCAGTGGAGGAACAACGTACTTTAACCTAAGCTACAGCACGTCTTATTACTGGACGGCTACAGTTAAGGATAGTAACGGTGCAGCTTCATCTGTTTCTTCAGCAGCTACATTTACGACAGATGCCGCTGGTGTCACAGACATGACACCAAACCTAAGTAATGGATCAACTGGATGGGTAAAAACGCTAACGCCAGCGTTTAACTTTGTAACTCCGTCCAATATGAACCAATACACACTAAAGATTTATGATACAAACAATACGCTTATTACTACTATTGGACCGAATGCGGTTAGCCCTGTAGCTACGACTCTTGCGACTGCCTACACATACAGTGGATCGCCAGCGCTAGAGTACGGCACAAGGTACCAATGGACTGTAACCTGGAGGGATACAAGCAATGTAACTCAGCCAGAATCTGTAAAGGCTGCGTTTTGGATCAATGCTGCACCAGTTGCAAATAATATTAGCCCGAGCAATAATCAGGCAGTTACATCAATTAACCCTGCAATTGACGTTGCTTTTGCCGATCAAGATCTTGCAAGCGGATTTGAGGATTCACCAACACAGCTTTCAATCGAAGTCAGTCGAGCAAGCGATAGCGTTGTTATGTATACAATGGTAAAAAGCGCTTCGCTTTCCAGTGTTAGCAATTCTCTTTCTCAGGGGGCTTCTGGGGTAACCACTACAGCTGGTGCTGGCGGAACAACCCTAACAAAGAACGTTCAATATCGTTACCGAAGCCGCTATACTGATAACTCTGGAGCTGCAAATGCTCAAGGCAGCTATAGCGACTATGTGTTTTTTAAGCCAACTGACGGTCCGACAATCTCTGCTCTTGCAGTAGATGCAAGCGACTTAACAACTGGCAAGATCAATAATGCAATTCCTCTCCTTAGCTACACCTATACTGGTGCATTTGGAAAAGCTCAAAAAAGCCGAAGACTTAGGATTATTGAAACAAGTGCAAGTAATGCCGTCCGTTACGACAGTGGGTTTATTCTAAACTCGGAGGCATCGTTTGATGCCCCATCCGATGTTATTCTTAACAACGCGACATACAAATTTGAAGTAACAGTCACTGATAGTGACGATGTTCAGTCGTCAACAATCTCTGTTACTTACATTGCGCTTTGGAACGCTCCAGCTGTTATCACTGGTCTTAGCGCTGAGCAAGGAAACGGAACCTTAAAACTTACTTGGGATCAGTCAGCTGACGCATCTTTTACAAAATATAACGTTTATCGTCGTAATTACGGAAGCGCTCAACCGTATACTCTAATTTCCAGTATTCCAGATGTTGCTACTATTAACTATACAGATTTTTCTGCTGGTATTGGGGCAAGGTATGAGTACAAGATTACTCAAACCTCTACTCCAGTAGGCTCTAATCCAGTTGATTCTGATATTGATGCAACAGACCTGGTGGTTGCTTCGTCAATCTACGATAACTGGTTTATCGTCTATGACGGCAATGAGGCGCTTGGAGTTGAGCTTTACGTTGACTCAGAGGACCGAACTAATCCATACCAGGAAGAAATCTTTGAGCCGTTCGGTCGGTCTAAGAAGGTCGTTGTCCGTTATGGACAATACGGCATCGAAGGAAACATCTCAGCCTATATCCCAAACGATGAGGTCGAGGTCAAGCTTCCAAAGATTAAGTCTCTGTTTGCACTTAGCCTTCCGCTTTACCTAAAGACACCATTTGGAGATGTCTACAAGGTTTACTTTGGAACTCCATCTTATCAGTACGCAACTGGCGGAACTGTAAAACTTTCAGTAGGATATATTGAGGTTGACTAATGTATAGTGGTATCCCGAATCTCAACGCATTCAAAGAAGCGCTGCTTGCGCCAATCCGAGACGTTAAGATTCGGGTTACTGCTTTAAACAGCAGTCTGGTGCCAATCGAGGAGGTTACTGCCTCTACGATTGAAGGAACAGTATACGTCGATACGTCGAGGGCAACACGGCGAACCTGCCAGCTCCGACTCATTGATAAGAACGGCGAGTACACGCCAAAAGATTCTAGCTCAGTCTTCTACTGGGACAAACTGATCAAGATTGAGTATGGACTGAAGATCGATGGTGAGTACACATATGTACCCCTAGGTGTCTTTACAATTGACCGATCTGAGATCATTGCAGAGAACGGCGCAGCTGTTATCAACATTGATGGTAGCGACCAGTGGGATTCTTTCTCTATGGCGACTTTTACCAGCAATAGTGGATGGGCAAGCGGAACTTCTATTAACCAGATTATTTCTGATACAGCAAGCCTATGTGGGGTACCTTCAACAAGGATTACACTTGACCCACTAGGAAGTCGAAATACGACCGAAAAACAAGTCAACGTAACCTGGAAGTATTTTATTGGCGATAATATCGGTCAAAAGCTAAAAGACTGGGCTCAGGACTGGTCAATCGATATCTACTTTGATGTCAATGGCAACCTTGTTACCCATGACATGACCCTGCCACCATACACTGGTACCTCAAACAGCGCACCAGATGCATCATTTGCAGTTGGTGACAATGCTGTTATGCTTGGTATTCAAAAGGCTCAATCCTCTCACACAATCTTTAACCACATTGTAGTTACTGGAGATACCTCCGATGGTACAGCAGCCGTTCGCGGCGAGTATATTGAAGGTACTGGCACAAATGTCAACACTTCACCGCTGAAGAGGACCTACAACGGTCGAGTAGGAACTGGTCTTACAATTCAAGAACTTGGATCAAAGATTCTTGTAATTCGAACTACTACGCTTAAAACTTCTCAGCAGTGCCTCGACCGAGCAAAAGTTGAGCTGGCTAAGAATCTTGTCGTTGAGGAAACGATTCAGTTGCCGACCATCGTAAACCCTTTATTTGAGGGTCACGATGTTATTGAGATTACTGAGCAGAACACTGGTCTCCAGCAACAGAAATATACACTGGATTCTTTTGATATTCCAATGCGCTCTAGCCGACAAGTTCTGAACGTCAAGAAGATGAGGGCACTGTAATGGCAGATATTGGCGATAAGTCGTTTACGACAGACATGATTCAGCTGATCAAAGATGCTGTTAAAGCAGAGCTTGGCACGAATGCATTTATTAACCGCTATCTTGCAGAAGTTACCGTAGTTAACTCTACAACCTCTGAGATTACTGTAAAACTATCTGGATCAGACGTAGCAACCGATGGATTTCGCTCAAGAGGGTTGCAGCTACCATCTGTTGGAGATCAAGTAATTGCATGCGTAGATGGTCAAGACCGATGGATTGAATCCGTGGTTCGACCAGCGACAAGTACGCCGTACCTACAGATTTCCTCAGGAGTCATTACTGGTATCGCTGGAGCCCCTACAGGCTCCGTGGTCGGTTGGCTGACTGGAACGGCTCCTACGGGCTGGCTTTTCTGCGATGGCACTTCATACGCCTATAACACCTATCCAGCCTTAGGAGCGCTCCTAGGTGGGTCTGCGGGGGGAAATTTCAATGTCCCAGACATGAGGGATCGTGTTTTAGGGGGTCTAAGCGCTACTGGAACTTGGTCAAACACAAGCGGAAGCATTGGACCAAATACAACAATGACCGAAGCGACTCATCTTGCTCATACTCATACGTTGGATCATACACATGCTGACGATTTTTCCCAAGGCGCAGGTAGCGTAGCAGCTCATGCTGCTCACTATCATACAGCAAACCCAGGAGAAGGTACCACTGGAGACGGTTCAAGTTTTCAAGGAAAAGTCACCATTGTCGCTACTGGAAGTAGTGCTTCTCTAATTGGTCATACTCATACATTTAACGCTCCTGCTGACATAACAACACAGCCAGAAGATTCCAGTGGAACGAATATTACAATGACACATACAGTTACTGCTGGTACTTTATCTGGTTCAGTTACTGCACTTGGAACATCTACAACGACAGCAAATTTGGATATGACATCAACTAGTGCTAACAGGACATTAAAGTCAACGTTACTAAACTTTATTATAAAAACCTAAGGAGGGCTTATGCCTGCTGGTAAGCATGACATTATAATCGAGCAAGGCGCAACTTTCCGACGGGTTATTACCTGGAAGGATTCAGCTGGTACGCCAATTAATCTTACTGGATATACCGCCAAGATGCAAGTGCGCGAGCGAGTCCGTGATTCGGACGTTGTCCTTGAATGCAGCACTGCAAACGGTAGGATTACACTTGGCGGTTCGCTTGGAACAATCACCATTGTTGCGCAAGACGAGGTTACAGCTACTTTGAGCGAAATGCCAAAAGCTGTGTACGACCTCGAGCTGACAAGCGCTGGCGGTGAGGTAACAAGGCTGCTTCGCGGCAATGCCGAAATCATTGCGGAGGTTACAAGATGAGTACTAATACTACCATCGAGCAGCCAGCAAACGTGGTAGAGATCGACGAAGAAAATCTAACGGTAGAGGTGGTAGAGACCTCCTTCGATGTCGTTCTCGCTGATGCTGGAGTACAAGGACCTCAAGGTCCTACTGGACCACAGGGTCCAGCAGGCGTTGATAGGAATACCTACGTACACAATCAGAATGTTCCATCTGCCGTATGGACTATTCTCCACAATCTAGGATCGTACCCGTCGGTGACGGTTATCGATAGTGCAGGAACAACCGTTGTTGGCGATGTGACATACGTTTCAGCCAACTCGATAACAATCACCTTCTCTGGGTCGTTCTCAGGGCAGGCATTTTTGAATTAAGGAGAACACATGGCTACACGATTTCTCGCTAATATCAACCTGAGCCAGAACGAACTTCAGAACGCTCGGGTTCAGAACCTTACGACAACTCAGATTAATGCAATCAGCGCACCAGTCGACGGTCAGATCGTTTACGACTCGACGCTAGATTATCTGAAGTACTACAACGGCAGCGCATGGGTTGCCCTTTCAACCGCGACTGGAACTGTTACTGAAGTTAACGCTACTGCCCCAATCGCTTCAACTGGAGGCAACACCCCAACAATCAGCATTGCCGATGGCACGACAAGTGTTAAGGGTGCTGTTCAGCTTGAGGACTCTTACTCCAGCACCTCGACCACCAAGGCTGCAACGCCTGCTGCGGTCAAGGCTGCTTACGACCTTGCTGCTAGCAAGGCAAGCACTGCAAATAAGCTCAGCGACTTTGCGGCAACGACCTCCGCAGAACTTGCTGGTGTCATCTCTGATGAAACTGGCAGCGGCGCACTGGTCTTTGCAACCAGCCCAACGCTTGTTACGCCGAACATCGGTGTAGCAAGTGGTACGAGCCTGACGCTTTCTGGCGACCTCACGGTCAACGGAACCACCACGACGGTAAACTCGACGACCGTAACGGTTGACGACAAGAACATTGAACTTGGTTCTGTTACAAGCCCAACAGATGCTGGCGCTGATGGCGGCGGTATTACGCTCAAGGGTACGACTGATAAGACGATTTCATGGGTAGATGCTACGGATGCATGGACTCTCTCTGAGCATGCAGACCTTGCTTCTGCCAAGGAATACAAGATTGCTGGCACAAGCGTGCTTAGCGCATCTGCCCTTGGCAGCGGCGTAACTGGCTCGAGCCTGACCTCGGTAGGCACGATCACGTCTGGTACTTGGAATGGTACTGACATCGCCGTTGCAGACGGTGGTACGGGCGCAAGCGACGCTGCTGGTGCCAAGACGAATCTCGGATTCATGACCCGCTATGCCACCACTGCAACGTGGACTGCTGGCGAGACCAAGACCATTACGCACAGCCTTGGAACAAAGGACGTTACGTTTAACGTCTACGACTCTTCAGATAACTATGTTATCGCTGATGTGGTAACTACTACCACTAACGCAATCACTGTAATGTGCAGTGTCGCTGGCGACTACCGAGTTGTAGTAATCGGCTGATAACCAAAGGAGGTTTAAATGCCAAAGTTTACTGCGTCACTAAATCTCCCTAAGTACGCTTCGGCTCCGTCCTCTCCGACGGATGGGGATGTTTACTATAACACTACTGACCATAAGGTCTACTCACGCATCAACGGTGCGTGGGTAGACCTTGGGGCTACATCTGCCCCAGGCGCTGGTATCCCAGAAACGATTATCGATGCGAAGGGCGACCTTATTGTCGGGTCTGCTGCGGATACAGCAATGCGACTGCCAGTTGGTACTGATGGTCAGATTGTTGCTGCTAATAGCGCTGTTACTGGTGGAGTTGAGTGGATCGACAACGTTGCCGATGAAACTCGCCTTCTTGTCAAGAACGAGACTGGCTCGACTCTGACTAAGGGTCAAGTTGTTTACATCAACGGGGCAAGCGGTAACGTACCTACAGTTGCACTTTCTCAGGCTAATTCAGAGACGACAGCATCAAAAACAGTCGGTGTGGTTCGGCAGACAATTGTCAATAATGAAAGCGGATATGTAACGCTTTCTGGGCTGTTAAAGAACGTTAATACCGAAGGATTCACTGCTGGTCAAGCAATCTGGCTTTCGGTTACTACCGCTGGCGCATTTACTGGTACACGACCACCCGCGCCAGACCACGCTGTATTAGTTGGCTATGTTCCAAAGGTTTCTGCCAATGGCGAAATCTTTGTAATGATTCAAAATGGCTTTGAACTACAAGAACTCCATAACGTTCTCATTGCAAGCCCAGCCTCTAATAACTACCTTAAGTATGACGGAACAAACTGGGTAAACGCTAACACGTTCCCAGACCCTAAGATTACTGGTGTTGCGACCATTGACAACAATGCTGCAACCCCTATTAGTATTGACTCTTCAGAAGGAACTCAACTTCATGCAGTTAATCAAGACAGTCTAATCACAAGAACTGTTCTTGACGCTCACGGAACTGATGTTTACGGTGCTTACTCAACACGCAGGAGTCGCGGAACCGCTGCTTCTCCTACCGCCGTTCAGTCTGGCGACAATCTAGGAGAACTTTCAGTCCGTGGATATGGAGAAACTTCGTTTCCTAATGTTTCTAGCGGAAGAATACTCTTCTCAGCAACTGAAAATCACACAGATACTAACAGGGGAACAAAAGCCGTTATTCAGGTAACTCCAAACGGCGGAAGTTCCACCGACGATGCACTAATCGTAACTCCAAGCGGAGTAGACCTTCCACTTGGTTCTTCTTATAAAATTAATAACACGAGTGTTTTGTCTAGCTCAACCCTAGAAAGCTCGGTTGTTAATTCTTCTCTTACATCTGTTGGTACAATTAGTACTGGCACATGGAACGGGACAGTAATTGGAATCTCTTATGGAGGCACTGGTCACGACACAGCAGCAGAGGCAATCAATGCCCTGCTCCCAGTTCAGACAAGCCACAATGGTAAGTTTCTTACCACAAACGGGACTGACCCATCTTGGGCTGCTCTCGACAATATTACGCTTGATGGCGGAGGAGCCTAGTAATGAAAAACATCACATTTACCTCAAGGTATGATGTTCCAGAAGAGTTTTACCCTAGACCAGCCAGCCAAAATCTTCCAGAGTGGTTTACAAAAATGCACTCATATGGAGGATTTGGGAACAGCAAAGAATCTGTGATTTTTGAAAAGAAAGTCTACCCAAATGGAGACCCGAACGCAACTATCAAAAAGTGTGTGCCAGTATTAGACGTAATGACTGCTGGATACATACTAGTTACACCATCGGATATTTGGGTAGAGATCCCAGAAAATGACCATGATCAAATTTACACGACACGAGGACCTGGATTTAAAATTACTACCCACGCTAACGGTCAAGCGCCAAAACATCCGTCAGTTGTGGGCAATAAAGACATTCCTAAGTTCAGCAACCCATGGTTAATTAAAACTCCTCCAGGTTACTCTGTGCTCATTACTTCTCCTATGCATAACCCAAATGGATATTTTACATGTCTACCTGGTGTTGTTGACACAGATGCATATACTCAAGAAATAAATTTTCCGTTCACGTTAATAAATCCTAATTTCACTGGTTTAATCCCAGCAGGAACCCCAATGGTTCAAGTTATCCCATTTAAGCGAGATTCATGGGAGATGAAAATTGGCGGAGAAGCCGAGATTAAAGAAGCAGACAAGGTGAACTCAAAGCATATTACTAGGATGTTTAATTCCTACAAAGTGCAATGGTGGTCAAAGAAGGAGTTCAAGTAGCCTATGCCTAACATTATAAAACTACGACGAGATACGTCTGCTAACTGGTCGTCAGTGAACCCTGTTCTAAACGACGGGGAGATGGGTCTTGACACTACGAATGACAAGATCAAAATTGGCGATGGCACTAGCACATGGTCAACATTGCCATATGCCTTTGACACTCCCAGCGAGGTCACTACGAAGGCTAACAATGCACAGTCTGCTGCTGAGGCTACTGCGGCATCTGCGCTTACAACTCATGAAGGTGATACGTCTACCCACGGCGTAACAACTGTTACTGGTCTCTCTGAGACTCAGACGATTACCAATAAGACGATCGACGGAAATAGCAACACATTGACGGTCCTGAACAACCAGACGACCGCAACAGCATCGGCAACCGCGAGCACGATTGTGCTCCGAAATTCGAGCGGCGATACTGCTATTAACCAGATCACTCTCGGCGCTAACCCAACCTCAGCCATGCACGCTGTCACCAAGCAATATGCCGATGACATTTCTGCTGGAATCCACGCGCACGAGGCTGTGAAGGCTGCAACGACTACAAACCTATCTGCTACCTATACAGATGGAACCGCAGACGCAAGTGGCGGTTTGGGAATAGGAGCGATTCTCACAGCATCTTCCAACGGTGCAATTAGCATCGACGGATATTCAGCAGCGCTGAATGACCGAATCTTGGTCAAGGACCAGACAAACCAGATCCATAACGGTATCTACAAGGTTACAACCGTTGGGAACGGCAGTACCCCGTGGGTTCTTACCCGAACGGACGATGCCAACAACAGCCCTGCTGGTGAGCTGAATGCTGGAGATTCAGTATTCGTTCTCAACGGGACAGCCAATACAAATGACGGTTTCGTGATGACTGCGACTGGTACGTCAACGAACCCAGTCGGTGCGATCAAGATCGGCACAGATAATGTGACCTATACGCAGTTCACTGGGTCTAGTTCAATTACTGCTAGCGCACCACTAGATCTTGCATCCAACGTTTTGACTATCGCTGCTGCAACTACATCAGCCGCTGGGTCGATGAGCGCAGCAGACAAGGCTAAGATCGACGCTCTACAGATGCCTATCTCGTTCCACATTGCTGGAGCGCTTAGTGTTGGCGTAAAGCAGCCGAGGTTTATCTCGCCAATTGCCTGCACCCTTGTAAATGCTAGGGCGTACGCTGGTGGTGGGTCTGGCGTGACATACCGACTCGTTAAGAACGACTCAACAAACGGTAACACAAGCGGAACTGTTGGGAATGCAGTAGTTACTACTTCCCTGTCAACCGTAACTTCACTTGCCGTTGGCGACATTCTACAAGTTGAAATTGTAAGCGCTGGTACATCTGGCGCTGATCTCTCCGTAACAGTGGAGGCTACCTACTAATGCCTATTACAGTTTCTGATACGTTTACTCGTGCCAATACGTCTGTCGGCACGCTAGGGTCGACGGAAACTGGCGCTGTTCTTGCTTGGCAAAACGCAGTAGATTGGCAGATCAGTTCAAATACTGCCCTCAATGATGGCACTACTGCATCTGCAGCTTGGGTCAGGAATGAGCAGCCAGACGCTAACATCCTTATTTCTACAGATAACGGAAATGGACCAGGGATAGCGTTTTGGGTAAAGGACTCTACAAACTTTTGGATGGCTTGGCTTAGGTCGAACCGATATATTGCAAGCCAAACAACGAACTGCAATAGCTGCACGGACTGTTCGTTCGGTGGCTGCAATGTCTCTGGCTACACAGGATGTAGCAAGTCAAGCAGTACTGCACTCCAAACTTCTTTCAGTGGATGCGGTGCGTGCTCTGCTGGTTCTTGCAGCGTTTCAGGTCATAGCTGCGCAAATAGCGGCAATGGAAGCTTTCTTCAATATGCATATGCTTCATGCGGAGGAGGCTGCGTTAACCGAACAAGTAGAAATTTAAATTGCATTAGCACAAACTCGTGCGGAAACACTAATGCTGGTACAACTAACTGTGTCACAAGTTGCACGGTAACAAGTACTAACCGATCTTGTGGAACAAGAATTTGCGGGTATACTTCTGTGCTATGCGGTGGAAGTTGTGGTAGTACTGGTCGTTCTAACAGGAACTGTACAGCGGTCTGTAGCGGTTGCACTGAAACTCTTAACGCTCCAGCAAGCGGTACAAGCTGCAATATCTGCGGCTCCAGTACAAGTACGAACTACGACTACGAGTATTATGTAAGAGTAGACCGAGTTGTTAACGGAACTGCAACCAATGTTTTAAACTCCTTCTACGCAGACCTAGGAAGCAGTAGCGGATATTTTAGCAATATAAGAGTTATTACTAGCGGTGCAACGTACCGAGTTCTTGGGTATACAGACGGAACTGGCACAACTTCAGTGTACGATAGCACTGTTGTCAGCTCTGGTCAGACAGACTGGCAAAATGCTGTTGGTCACGGGATCGTTGTCGGCGCTCTCGGATCTGCAAGCCCTGGTTCTGGCAACACAGTAGATAACTTTAATCTAACCTATGAGCCGCTTGGTGGCGATAGTGTTGGAATTATAATTGGATAGGAGAGTAAAGATATGGCTCGTACAAAGAAGCCAACGGCGCTTAATGTCTGGGAATCCATGCTCAGCGATAACTCTGGAAAAGCAGTTGTATACTTTTTTAGCTCAGACAACTGCGTATTTTGCACAAGGGCAAAGCCCTACATCGAGGCTCTATCTAGGAAGTACACCAAGTTTGGCGTTGAAGTAGTCAACGTAAACGTTGATGTAAATCCAGAGATTGCCAAAGCCGCAAATGTTGAGAGCTGGCCCGCCTACTTCTTTTTTCAAGGAAAGAAAATGGTGGGATCAGACATTGGGTGGGAAGAGGGTCAGCGTATATGGCTAGAGGAACGTCTTGGTCTTGATAAGACGTACAAGATTGATGCTGGTCTAGCGCTAAGTGACGAAGAACTTGCCGCCATCAAAGAAGATCCAAATTCACTTGTCGGATCACCGCAGGATGAAAACCCAGCAGCAAGCGGATGTGGAGATAGCACTCAGCAAGTCGCTGAGATTGCCGCTGGGATGGACGAAGCGTTGACAAAAATCGACAACAAATTGCGCTCCATCCTTGCGCGCCTAGATGCTATTGAGTCTCGGTTTGCCCCGCTCTCTGACGACATCATGGCAGCAGTAGAGGCTAAGCCAGAGTCTGGCAAGAAGTGCAAGTGCGGTAAGCACAAGGAGGACTAACATGTCCTCTAAGCCATGGGATTTGCTCAATCCAAACATTGGTCGAGTATCTGACGAGGTGCTAGAGCAACGCCTCGCAATCTGCAAGGACTGTGAGTTCTTTATAAAACTGTCGAAGCAGTGTAAGAAATGCGGCTGCTTCATGCGGCTTAAAGGCTCGCTCCCACATTCGGAATGTCCTGTGGGCAAGTGGGGCAAGGAGGAAAAGTCATGACCAGAGGTCAAGTAGATCTGATCCTTGAGCGGCTTGACCGTATCGAGAGTGAACTTGCAGACATCAAACTAGAAATGGCTGAGACTCGCGGAGCATATCGCCTTGCCAAATTCGTGATCGCCCTTCTGGGCGTAAGCGGACTAGGCGGCATAACCGCCTGGCTTGCAGGGCAGGGTAAATAATGCCATTGGATGAGCCGAATATTACTTGGTGGGTTACATTTGAACCAGATTACCCTTCAGCTAACGGTCTAATGCATGTGTATTGCGCTAATGCAGATGTAGAAAATACACCTATTGGTTCAAGATTTGATGTGATACCTAATACCGAACACCCTGCAGACAATTGCTTTATTGATCACTCATCTCGTCTTGGGGATATAGAAATTCCAGAAGAAATGAAATCTAAACTTAAGTTGCAATACTGGATGTACAGGAAATTTAATCCCTAAAATACACCCTGAGGAGGTTATATGAACCAACTCAGAGTTACTATAGTAACCACTATTATCTTTACCGCCGCGTTTACTGCGGCACTATTTTCCGCCAACCCAGTCAAGGGACTGGAAGATGCGGATACCTGGGATCAGCAGGTTGATGCCAATGGCACAATCACGCTGGAAGAAGGCTCTGTTGTAATCAACGGGTCGAATAACCCGTTGCCAGGGCAGCCTTTGCAGAATACTTTAACGCAAATCACCACCGACTCTTCGGTCGGTGAGACAGTCACTTTTGACTGGTCTTATTTCACGACTGACGGGGCTTATTTTGATAAGCCTCAGGTCCTCTGGAACGGCGAGTGG